CATTCTGTGAAAAATTCTAAAAAGAGTAGTGTCTCCAAGAAGACCTGCTTTCTCTAGTTTAGCCATATCTTCTTCTGTGGCGAATTCTGTAATAGCTTGCTGTGCAATTACTACATTATTATCGAATGCCTCTCCCCATTCTTTCCTTAAAGATTCTTCCTCTGCTTGCATCTGTGCTTGGGTGGTAGAAGTGGAATTCTCTATGTGAGACGCTACTGTTCCTGTGTAGTAATCTATTATCTTCTGTGCTTGCTGCGGAAGTATTCCTGCTGAGTGCATATTGTCTACTAGACCTTTAAAGAAATCTTCATTAGCATCAACGCCTTTAGGCAATTCATACTTGACTTTATACTCTTCTCTGTCGGGAAGACCTAACTTCTTAAAAGTATCTTTCCACTGATCTTCTGTAAAATTATCATTAGGTACAACTATCTTATCAGCACCTAATAGTTTCTGCTGATGAGCATAGCTCTTCATTAGATTTGCATGGTTTATATTTCCTTCGACATCAATAAATGCTTTGAAGGCAGCGTGCCCTTTGAGGTCTTCGTCCAGCCCTGCAGGATAATTAATTGTTGATTTCTGTTGGTTAGCGGAACCACCTTCTCCTCCCCCTCCAGACTGTTGAGCATTAGGATCAGGATTTCCGCCTGTGCTGGTGTCAGTAGTCCCTGCACTCCCTGGATCGCCACCTGCATTAGCACCTCCTGCTAAATTAATCTCTCCTCTTTGATTAGATAACATTCTAATAATCAGTGTTAACATACCTCTCCTCCCTATTATAGCCTTCCTGAATCCTTTTTAACAAGTCCACTGGATCTGTATTTATTTTGGCTAATATTGATAAAACTAGTTCTCTCTTACCTTCATTCAATAGCATTGTATTAACATCACCAGAGTAATGCTTACAAAGCATGTTTGAATTTTTCATTAGATCCCATAGTACAATTTGACCCTCATCAGTAGCGAACGCTGTCTTGTACGCATTTACAAGGTCTTTGGCTTGATTAGCCACTCTCTCTTTTGTCATTCCCTATCCCTCTTTCATCATCGGAGCAACCTTTTGGGCTACCTCCGCTCCTGCCAAAGCCTCCTGCTGTTCCTGCTGAGCTTTCTGCTGTTCAGCTCTATACTGTCTCTTTTGTGATACCTCTTCTTCACTGTTTAAAATATCTTCTGGAATATCGTTCAATCTAGAAGAATACCTTATAATAGCGTCTGGATTTAGTACATCAATAACTTCTGGACTCATCTGTATAAGTGGTCCTATCTGCATTAGAGTTCTATCTAGGTTCATACCTTCTGCAGCTCTTTGAGCCTTAGCTATCTGTGACTTGTAGTGTACCTGCAGGTTAACAGTCTCTAGTTCTTTAGGCATATTATCAGGCAATAGCTTCTTCCTCTTAAATATCCCAACCATTCTATTGATGAGAGGTTGAAGAAGTTCAAAATGCAGTCTACCAAGAATAGGTCCTAACAGTCTTAGTTGATCATCGACCCTAGTATTTACCTCAGTAGCGGTCATCTGAGGACCTTCTCTAAGCTGAAGCTGGTCAATAAAGAAGGCTTCTTTTACTCTCTGCCTAACGTCTGTAATAAGCTCAAATCCTATTCTAGGCTGACCTTGCGTAAGTAGAGGCTTAATTTCATCTGACCCAGGTCTACGATAATTTAATCCTCCTGGCATAGTATTAGGAGGTCCGTATAGTCCATCGTCTGTTAGCATTAGTGGTGGATCTGTTACCTTCTGTGCAGACCTAATCGTGTCTCTCATGATAGCATTTAACATTAGAACATCTGGAAGTGCTGTCATTGCCGGAGATCTACCATACTTCTCTGTTGTTATCTTAGTCCAACGTGGAAACATATATGGAAATTCATTAAAACCTTTCTTGTGAATAATTCTTTTGTAGTCTTGTATAATATGTACTGATACAAATTTTTTATTTTTAGGACCAACATCAGAGTCTTCTCTAGGAACAATTGCGTGAAGTATTTTAAATTTATGATCTTTATCTTTTTTAATCATCTGAGCTTCTGGAAAATCTAATACATCTTTTCCATACTTCTGCTCTAGTTGTCTAATAGTTAATTCTTCTTCTGTATAACAAGTGTCAACTATATTTTTATGATTCTCTTTTATGTAATAATCATAAATAGGTCGTGAAGTAAAAGTAGCAATGTTGGTTGCATCTTCTAAAACTCTTAGTACTCCAGTTCCAAAAGTACCTAGGTCCATATATACTTCGTGTATCTGTGTTTGGAAGTTAGAGTTGTTAAGTGCTTGGTGGATTGAATCTGTTACCTTCTGGAGATAATCTCTAACCTCTGGAATCCTATCTATAAGTATGTCTCCAGATGTTAGCTCAAACCAATTTACTGCTGGATTAGTTAACATAGAGTGAAGCGCAGAAGCTAGTAGTTCGTTGTAGTGACCAGGAGATCCATCATATACTCTTATAACTTTTTTCTCTCCTGCTGAGTGTGATCCCCACACATCGTCTTTGTTTGGATAAAAGTACTTAGCAATATCACTCCAATGAGAATCCCATGAATCTCTACCTGCTTTTATCTTTTTAAAATCTAATATAAAATCTTCAGCTAAACGTAACATGTTATAGTCCTCTATTTGATAGTAGTACTTGACTTCTTCCTGGAGCGGCTCTTCTTGTTCCTATATCTTTTATTCTGTTCACCATTACTGATGATAATAGATCTATCTCTTCTTTAGTTATAAAATTTGCGCCAGACCTTGTTAAGTCTACACCCACTCCAACGCCTAACTTTTGTAACTTATCTGCACTCTGAAGTTTTCCTGATGCCAAACTTACCGATTTATTTCTAAAAGACGCAGCTCCTGTCGTAGCTTTTCTTCTGTATTCGTCCTCTGCAGCTAGTCTAGCAGCCCTCTGGGTATCCCTTACTTCTTGATTGTACTCATCCTTTAGCTCAAATAACTTTGCCATAAAACCTCCTGTTAGCCTGAAAATTCATTGTAACTTGAATTGGCTGTTTTTGGCAAGTTTTTCCGTACAGTTCCCATAAAGTCTGAATCTCTCTCATCTAATGCGGAATAGCCAAATGCATCAGATCCGTTGGATGCCCAATTGTGCTTAGGAGTCTTCTTAAACATATCATTCTTTGAGTCAAACTCTCTTTCATACCCTTTCAAAGCATCTAGTCCTTTTTCACACTTGACAGGATCTATATAACATGTAGAAAGCCTCATACGTGACGCATCTATACGGTCCATTACTGCTTGCTTCTTTTGGACTTCTACAACTAGTCCCATCTTTAAGGCAGTCTCTATTCTGGTCATACCAGATCCAAACTCTTTTACCTTGATGTCGTGTGGCATAACATGTCTACCATAGCGATATCTCTTGTTCTTTAACACTTCAATATAGTGACCTATGCCTTCACCCTTATTAACATAGTAGTCTATATAGTAATAGTTGGGTCCTATCTTCTGCCTAAACCAAATAGCTGTATCGTCGCTTACTCCAATATCCCAGAAAGTATCCACAGGGAAAGCAGGATTATAAACCAGACGTGTGATTCTTTGAGGAGAGTCATCATACATTCTATTGATAATGTGCCCATAGTATGCTCCAATCAATGCAGCCGTAAAACTACATTCAAGTTCCTGATCATATTGTTCTTGGGATATACCTTTACGCATGATCTGCAATTCGTCAAGGTCTACTATCTTTGTTTCTGATGCTCTGAGTAATACTGAATACCAGTTCGGATCATTAGGATTCTCTGTAGCTTCTTGGTACTTCTTATAAAAGTGATTCTGTCCCTTAGGAGTACCTATGAATATAGCCCACCCTTTCCTATCAGCTAGTGTTGGAAATACAACCTCGCCCCATATAGAAGGATCACACTGAGCATACTCATCAAGGATAACACCGTCTAGATATATACCTCTGATACTGTCAGGATTTTCAGCTCCCAGTAGAATAAACTTTATCTTGTCTGGTTCCTTTATCCAACTTCCATCTTTATTCTTAATCCCTTGTCGATGAATGCTGATTGTGAGTTCGGACTTGTTAGCTTCCATTCCTGGAATGTTTTTCGTAAAGTCAATTAAATATTCCCACGCAATCATTTTTGCTTGCTTATATGTAGGAGCTATGTATGCATACTGAGGATTATGCCGCTTGTTGCGTAGAGCTTGATCAATCATTTCATTGATAGAAAAGACGGTTTTTCCAAAACGACGATGGCACACTAATACGTTAAAACGCTTCAGCTTCCTATGTAGCATCTCTTGATGTTTACGCGGCTTATACCCTGTCGCACATCTTACTACACCCTCTGGAGCATGTTTATCAGGAAGTCTGAATTGATTTGCGTAAGAATTTCTACCCATTATTTCTTACTCTTTCCTATAAGAACCTTGTTCTCTGCTTCAAGCTCCTGGGCAAAATTTACCGCTACGTCGTATGAATCATTAATCTCTACCATCTTTTTTACAAGATCTGAGTTTGTATCTTCAAGCTCCTTGACTTTTGATTTAAGCTGTGCAATCTCCAGAAGCAACTTGTTCTTCTCTGCATCTTTGTCTTCAGGTGCTACTTCTTTAACTACGAAATTTCCGTACGCATCTAGTGTTCTTTCTAAAGCCATTTCTCTCTCCTATAAAATTGGATTAATTATAAGTATCGCCCACGCCACAAGCATCATAGATAGTGTAACAACTACCACACACGCTACTGCGATTGCAATGTTCTTTATCAGTTTCATTTCTTTCCCAGTATCTTCTTGACAATCTCAATAACCTTCTCCCAAAAAGAAAGCTTGTCAAGTATCTGTAGATCTTCTTGCGTTGGTATTCCGTACTGCATCTGACCATTCTCTCCCAGTACTCTGTCCCTAAGTTTCATCTTCTACCTCCTCTATTATCTCTATATCTTCTTTTTCTACCTCTATCGTAGGAGTTCTATCTATACCAGTGTCCACTTGGATAGTCACGTGTACATCGCCCGTTCCTTCCACCTTAGATTTAGCTCCGTATGTATCTGGATCGTCTGCTCCTGCTAAAAACTTCTTCTTATCAAAGGATAGCTTAGCTGACTGCATCTCCTCTTTAGTAGCATACTCATGATCCCTAGAGTCGTAGATCTCATCATACACTCGCTCAGCTCTTGCTTTCCTCGCAAGCCTAATCCCTTCATCAAATACTGGATTTTCAGCTCGCCACCGTGTCACGATTCCAAGCGATGGCATTCCCGGTAGCTCGGTCAGCTCAGTCATGGTCAGCCCTTCCGCAATCTTCTGGCAAATGAAATCACCATACGCATGACTATACTTCCATCTAAGACTCTTGTGGCTCTCAGCCTCTGTTATAGGCAGATTCTTCCCTATAGCCATGTTCTCTATAGATGCAGAACGCGCCACTACCCTACCTGTAATGATGTCAATTTCCGAGGTTATTCCCTCTTTGTCTGTATGGTAAAATGTCTCTCGTTCCACACTGCATGATCCCAGAAGTAGGTTGGGTTGTCAATTGCCATATGTAAATAATCTCTTAAAAATTTACATATAGCTAAACATATGTAAAGTTTCTACAAGTTATTAGCATGAAACTTGTAGCTCATGTTTAAAACTTCATGAATACTGAGGTGCGTCATTATAAAGTCGTGAAATTGGTTGCTGGATGCTTGGTCCCTATCCTAAAAGAGCCTAGCCCAACGTCTTTGGGGGTAC